AAAACAACATCGAAAATGGGATTTACATCCCCGAGGAACAGCGCAACCTTATCCCCGTCGACGAATGGGTGAAGCGCGAAGATCCGACCACAGCGCAGACCGTTGTACTTGTAACCGATTTCGGAATGCTCGAAATCGCCAAAGAAGACCTACCGGGCGGATTCAATTTCGAGGGCGCACAGAAAGCTGCCGCCGAATACCGCAAGGGCTTCCGCTGCCCGACCCGGCATGAAGCAATTGAAATGTACGACGCCCGGTTCCGTGGCCTCGACGAAGCGTTCAAGAAGATCGGCGGCGAACCCGCAACGACTATCGGCTGGACGAGCGAAGCCGACCCCGACCCGGAGTACAATTCCTACTACGCGTTCATCTACAGCGGTGGCACGGGCAACGTGAGCAACAACGGCAAGTGTAACACGCTCGCCGTGCGTCCGGTTTCCGCTTTCAAGAAATAGTTTCACAGTTCAATCATTCCCGCGCCCTTTACGGGGCGCGGGGTTAACCCCAAAGACCAAACAGAAATGAAAAAAGGCACGATCATCAAACGCACCGACTACGTGGCGACGATGCTCGCTATTCCCGTCGGAGAAGAACACGAATTCACGCTGACGGGGCGCGACTACGCATCGTATATGAACGCCGTCAGCCGTTTCAACAAGAACGGCAAGGCGAAATTCGAAGCCCGCACCGCTTCCGCATCCACCATCGTAATTAAACGCCTTTCGTAATATGTCGCTCCCCGAATTATACGAATTACAGCATTGCCTCGTCCACGTCGCCGATGTCGTTGCTTGCGCAATCATCAAGCGCCAGCAACCCGCCGCCGACCTCGTAACGAAACGCGCGCTGTATCGGGAATTCGGTCGGGGCTGGGTCGATAAGCATATCGCCCCGCGTGGGAAGATCGAGGGCAAGCGATTCGGAACGGCCCCGAATTCACCGATCAAATACAGCCGCACGGAATTCGTCGCCCTGCTCGAAGCCGAACGTTTGCAACGCGCAGAAATCATTGGCAAATACGGACAGCAGGAGCAGCCAAAATAAGCCGTTTCGCAGCCTTTACCGTACCGGACGACCGAACACACGGCAACAGCACGAAAGTCGAAAAAACAGCAAATTCGATAAAAATAACATGCAAGCACTCAAATACACATCAAGGGAGGTAAACCGGAATTTCCGCATCAAGGTTTCGGGCCTCGGTATCCACGAACTCAAAGGCTTCACAGGGTTCGTCGGATTGGTGGGGAGTGAACTCGCAAACAACCTGCTTGACCGAGCATTCCGAAGCAGGGCGGACAAGGTAGAATGCAAACTGCGACGCGGCTTGAAAATAACCTTTTACTACAAGTAGACATGAAAACCAAAATTTTAGCTATCCCGTGGTGGCTGTCGTTGGTCGCGCTCGGCGGAGCGATGGATGCAGACCCGATTTCATGGGTCGCCGTCGCCGTAACATTCGCCGCGTTCGTAACACTTTCCGCAGCCATAATCAGAGAACAAAGGAAAACCGCATAATAACCAATCATCACAAAACGCACGATGCTATGAACATCAAGATCAAATCAATTACCCTGCGCAATTTCAAAGGACTGCGCGACGTATCGTTCGATTTCGACGGCCGTAACGCCACGATCATAGGCGACAACGGTACGGGAAAGACAACCATTTTCGACGCCTTGACGTGGGTACTGTTCGGCAAGGATTCGCACAACAGTACCGACATCGACATCAAGACAATAGACGCCACGGGCGAACCGATGCACCGCGCCGAGCATTTCGTCGAGGTGGCATTGGACGTGGACGGCTCCACACAGACGCTACGACGCACATATCGCGAGATATGGAGCAAACCGCGCGGATCGTCCGACCTGCGATTCGTCGGACACGAAAGTGCGTTTGCCGTCAATGGCGTGGAGGTCGGAACCAAGGCGGCATACGACAAAATCATTTCGGAATGGATAAACGACGACGTATTCCGAATGCTGACCGACCCGATGTATTTCAATACTCGCGTCGATTGGAAAGGCCGTCGCGCTGCCCTTTTAGCCCTCGTCGGGGATAACATCGACCGCACGGAAATACAGGCCCGATTTGCCGACCTGCTCGCGGAAATGAACGGTGAACCCCTCGCGGATTTCAAAGCACGGCTGGCGGCCGAAAAGCGCAAGAACAAAAAGGAACTCGACACGTTCGCCCCGAAGATCGAAGCATATCAAAACACGATGCCGCCGACGGAAGACTACACAGCGCTGGAACAGGAAATCGTGCAACGCGAATCTGTGGCCGCAAACGAGATCGCTGCCTACCAACGGCAAATCGACGCACTCGACACGCAGATCGCCGACGCATCGAAAATAGACGAGGAAACGCAGGCCGCCCACGACCGAAGACTGAAAAAGGTGCTCGACATCAAAAAGTCGTTGTCCGATCATATCGACGCTCGACTGACCGCGGCCCGTCGGTATAACTCCGACCGCGACGCGGCCATCATGGACGCACAGGCGAAAGCGGATTCAATTCTGCGCGAAATCGAGAAAACCGAAACGACGGCAAACTCGAAACGGGACACCCTCGAAGCCTGCGTAAAGAAGCAGGCGAATATCAAATCGGCACTCGATAGCATGCGTGCGAAATACGAGGCCGAGAAAAAGGCGGCATTTGAATACGTCGACGCGACCACCTGCTACGCTTGCGGCCAGCCGTTACCCGCCGCAACCATCGAAGAAGCCCGCCGCGCGGCCCGCGAGAGCTTCGAGAAGCACCAGCGCGAAATACTCGACAAGTTGATCGCCGACGCCAATCTCGAAAAGGATACTTACAGCAAGTTAACAAAGCTGGTTTCGACCACCGAACAGGAAATCGCAATGCTCGATCAACGCCTATCGCAACTGCGCGCGGAACATCACGCTGCGACGCTGGCTATCACAACCGCGAAAGACGTTCTCGCAATCGACCTCGAAACGGAGGAAGAACAGGCGAAATTATCCCCCGAATACCGAAAACTCACCGACGAGCTTACCCGCGCGCAAACCGCCCTCGAAGCCTCGGCGACCACGAAAATCACGGCCGCTACGCTCACGACACGCCGCCGGGATATATCCGCACAGATCGACATGGTGCGTCAGAACCTCGCAACCGCAACCGCCGACCTACGCCGCCGCCTTGCAAACAAGGAGCGCACGGCGGAAATTCAACGATTGATAGACGAAACCAAAGCCGCCGAAAAGAAGATCGCCGAACGCATTGCCGAACTCGAACGCCTCGAATTTGCGGCGGCGGCCTACACGAAAGCGGACATCGAAGCCGTCGAAGCGGCGATAAATTCGCGGTTCGACCTCGTGCGCTGGCGAATGTACGAACAGACCATCGAGGGCGCGGACGTCGAAACATGCGTCGCCACCATCGACGGCGTGCCGTTCAACTCGTTGAACAGCGCCGGGCAGGTACTCGCCGGGCTTGACATCATCCGTACGTTCTGCCGCTACTACGGCGCAACCGCGCCCGTCTTCATCGACAATGCCGAAAGCATATCGCAGACCGATTTTGCGCTTGATTCGCAGGTCATTCGCCTGCAAGTGGTCGAGGGTGCTGCGCTCGAACTTAAAACAGCGTAACGACATGGCGCAGATCGTCAGCAACGAAAAAGGATTCAAGGTTATCCACGTCGAAACGCTCGACATGTGGGCCATCGGAAGCCCCGCGAAATGCGACTACTGCACGGCGGATATGGCGACCCCCGACGGTGGCTATTACATCGCCGTACTGAATAAGATATACTGCCCGCAATGCTATAAACGCTGGCTTTCCGAGGCGTGCCGCCACCCGCAGGACGCCCCTATCGAAGACCGCAACTACAACACGTATCGTCAAATCTTTTATTTCAAATAACTATGGCACAGAATAACAATCAGAACGGAGCGCAGACCGCCCCAACGACGCAATCGAAAGCGATTGCCGCAATGAAAGATGAACTTGCGAACAGCGTCCTGCGACGCATCGAGGAGCTGCAAGCAAACGGCGGACTGGTCGTCCCGAAAGACTACGCCGTAACTAACCAAATGAACCTTGCATGGCTTCGTATCTCCGAAATGCTTTGGGAGGATTCCAACAAAGTACAACACCCGGTTTTGGAGGTCGTAACCAAAGCGTCGGTGGCAAATTCGCTGCTCGACATGGTGCTGCAAGGCATGGATATTCAGAAGAAGCAAGGGTATTTTATCCCGATCAAAAACAAGGCGTCGGGGCAGCTCGAACTGACGTTCTGGCGGTCGTATTTCGGCGATGAGAAACTGGCCCGCGCACAAGGCATGAAGAAAGTCCGTTCGGTCGTCGTCTACGAGGGTGACGAATTCGAATACATGTATACGGAGGACGGCGAAATCAAGATAACGAAACACGTTCCGAGCCTGTCGAGAATCGACAAAGACAAGATCGTCGCCGCCTACGCCGTAACGACTATGGCCGACGGCTCGCACTCGACGACGATCAAGACGATGACCGAAATCCGGCAGGCGTGGATGCAAGGCGCGACGCGGGGCAACTCGCCTGCGCACCGAAATTTCACCAGCGAAATGGCCGGGCGAACAGTCGAGCGTTCCGCCATGAAGCACATCATCAACTCGTCGTCTGACGCATGGCTGTTGAGCGAAGACGAGAAAGAACGCCGCGTAACGAACGAAACGGCGGCCGCGCCCGCCGGGGCAAATATCGAAGAAGCAAAATTCGAGGAGGTTGCTCCGGCCGCAATCACAGCACAATCGGCCGTACCCGCCGAAACGATGCCGCCGATCCCTACGCCGACGCCCGTTCCACGCGAGGAGGCAACCGAAGAGGCAGCCCCCGCTGCCATTGAAGACGACCCGTTCAACGTGTAACCCGATGAAGCTGCACGTTATATCCTCGTCGTCGGCTGGCAACTGCTACGTTTTGGAGAGCGAAGCGTCTGCGCTCGTTATCGAGTGCGGCGCATCGCCCGAAACGATGTTCGCCCGAACCGGTATCGACGCCCGAAAGTTCGTCGGTGCAGTAGTAACGCACGAGCACGGCGACCACGCGGCCCACATCGGTAAATACGCCGACCGGGCAATCGACGTCTACGCTTCGCGGGGAACGCTCGCGGCGTGCCATATCGACAAAGCGTACCGGGCGCACGCTTTGCGGCCGATGCAGTCCGTCACGGTCGGCGATTTCGTCGTCCGGGCGTTCGACGTGAAGCACGACGCGGCAGAGCCGTTCGGATATATCATCGAACACGAGGAATGCGGAAAAGTGCTATTTGCTACCGACACGCATTTTATCCGGTACAATTTCAAATCCCTGCGGCTGAATCATATTCTGATCGAGGCGAACTATTCACAAGAGGAGCTGGACGATAATATCGCCCGCGGGGCAATGAACCCGGCACAGGCAGCGCGCGTGCGAACGTCGCATCTATCAATCGACGCAGCGTGCGATATGGTCAAGGCGAACGAAACGGCGGAACTTTCGACAGTCGTTCTGTTGCACCTTTCGAACGCAAACAGTCTTGCCGATGCTTTTGCCGCGCAAATGCGCAAAACAGCCCGTTTTGCGCGTGTTTTCGTCGCGGACAAGGGTTTAATCGTCGAACTGAATAAAAGCGAAATTTAACGGGCCAAATCAGCATCAATGGCAAACGAAACAAATACTGGTTGGGTGCGGTTGTATCGCAGCACGCTCGGATGGGAGTGGTTCGACGACCCGCTCACGCTGCAACTGTGGGTCGTTTGTCTGCTCAAGGCGAATTACCTGCCTACGAGATGGCGAGGAGTGGAGATTGAACGCGGAGCTTTCGTTACCTCCGTCGATAGTTTGTGCGCAGAAACAGGACAGACGACACGACAGATTAGAACCCGTTTAGCTCGTTTGCAGGCGTCCGGCGAAATATCCGTCCGTGCGACAAACTACAAAAGCATTATAACAGTTTGTAAATTCGACACTTACCAGCCATTAGAAAATGAAAACGACAAACGACCGACAAACAGTTACGAGGGTTTGCGGAGGGTAGCGGGAAAGAAAGTCGCCAAAATCGACAAACCAAACGACAAACCGAAAACACATATAATTAACAGTAATACAGATGATTATAGCGACGACACCAAACAAAACGACAAACAGAACGACAATCAATCGACAAACGAGCGACAAACGCAACTGTTTTCAAGCGACAACAGTATAAGAATATATAAAGAAGAATATAAAGAATTAAAAGAATCTCTCTCTTCGCGCGCACGCGCGGCAGAGGCAGAGAGAGAGACATTTTTTGAAATCTTTTTTTTCAAGAATTTCCAAAATCCCGATTACGAGGTCGAACGATTCTGCGCTAATTACGAGGCGTCGGGCTGGATTCGTAAAAACGGACAAGCCGCTACCGACCGCCCGGCGCTTGCGCGTACATGGACGCAGGAAGATAAAAACGCCGCGCCACGCTTCAATGCCGATTTCCTTGCGAAATACCGACGTTT